ACCGCCGAGGCTGCGACCTCAGTCACGCACCTCACGCTGCGAGCGAAGGGCGCGACGGGATTTATCCGACTCAAGACAAGCACGAGCCTGCCGACGCTGCGGCTGCAATCGGCTAGTGGTCAGTTCGTCATGGAGGCGGTGACCAACGCCGAGGCCGCGCCGGTCGATCTGATGCTCAAAGGCACGGTGGTCGAACTCCACTCGCAGACCGCTGGCCTTGCCTATGCGCGCGTGCTGCAGGCGTCGGCGGTGAACGGCGCAGCAGCGTATGCGTTCCTCTCGGCCAGCACGGCGTCGATGCTCTTCTCGGCGCTCTCCGACACGCTGGCCGATGTGCCGTTCAATTTCCGCACCAAGGGCATCGGCAACATGAGTTTCGCCTCCGATGCTGGCGGCACACCACGCACAATTTTCAGAATCATCGGCAGCACTGCCGCTGTCGTGAACTTCGTGCAGGTCGAGGGCGGGCTGACGACTGCGCCAGCAATCCTGCGCTCGGCTGGCGAGGCGAACGCGCCGCTCACACTCTCTTCCAGCGGCACCGGCAGCGTGTTCATTTGCAACGCAGGCGGCGCGCAGATGGTCGAGGTGAATGCCGCCGCAGCGATCACCGGGCCGATCAAACTGCGAGCCGGGACAGCTACCGACGCAGCGCGGATCAGCCTGCCGCACGGTGCCACGCCGGTCACCGCTGTCGCGAACGGCGACATCTGGACGACGACCGCAGGCGTGTTCGCCCGGGTCAACGGAGTGACGCAGATTCTGGGTGGTGCTGGTGTTGCCGTGAAGGCGTGGGCAGACGCCCTTGCCGCTGGTGGAGCCACCACGGCATTCAACGTCACCTCCATCGTCGGCAGCGCCGGCAGCTACGTGGTCACGTTCACGACGCCCATGCCCAGCGCCAGCTACGCGGTCGTCCTTGGCGTCGAGGCCACGTCAGGTGGCCCTGACCGGAATATCGGCATCGCGAACGGGACCAAGACGGCAAACGGTTTCACGATCCAGACCTTCGACAACTCCAACAACCTCGCCGCCGCCAAGTTCAACTTCGCGGTGTTCTCCACCTGAGGCAACAAATGAAAATCAACTTCGCGCAGCCCATCCTGAGGATCGACGGCACCGAGATGGTCGATGCACCCGGCAAACCCTCCACGCTGCGAAGTGTCGCGACGTCCGCGCTCAACTTCTTCGACCCGACAGGCCAAATGGAAAGGCCGACGCCCGAGGAGAAGAACGCTCGCTTCCTGCTCGCGCTGAAGCTGAACAACGGCAGCGGCGACACGGTGGAGATCACGGTCGAGGAGGCCGCGATGATCAAGCAGTGCATCGGGCGCATCTACGCGCCTGAGGTCGTCGGGCGATCGTGGGCCATGCTGAACGGGTGATGCGACATCGCTGGGCAACACCGGAGCGCCGTCCTGTGAAGAACGTGGATCGCTGGTGGATCGGGATGCTGGTGTGCGTTGCGCTGCTCGCGGTGCTGGTCGCCCTGCTGCTGCGCGAGGTGCTGCGCTAGGTCTTCTTCAGCCGGTCGAACGCGGCGCGCATCCCGCTCTCGATCGCCGCGTCGAGGTGGTGAAAGAAGTCGATCACGTTCATCTTGCCGTCGAGGATCGGCGCTAGTTCATCGACGGTCTTGGTGTCGGGCGCCGAGATCAACTGCCACGGCAACTTGGCGTGCGTGACGTTGAACCCGGCGAGGCACTCGACGCAGTAGATGTTGAAGGCGAGACCGCCCTGCGGCCCGAGGTGGAACAGGCGAGACCCGCAGAAGATGCAGCCATAGCGGAGATCGCCCTTCTCCGCGTCGGTCAGTTCACGCACTGCGCTTCAGGAGTTTCATCAGGTGCGCGGTCAGTTCCTTGCGCTCCTCCCGCAGCGAGTCGAACTTCGCGAGCCGCTTGTCGATCGCGCCGATGCGACCGGCGACCGAGGTCATGCTGTTGAGGTTCACGGTCTTCTTGCCGCGCTGCCCGCCTTGCTTCTTCTTCGGGCGCGGCGGCAGCGAGCGGATGTCGATCTTCCCCGACTGCCCGTTCGCCTTCAACTTCTTGAGCGCGCGATGGAGAACGCTGCGCGCGAGGCCGACCTTGTCGGCGGCGGCGTCGTGCCCCATGCCGCCGGCCATGAGCGCGTGCGCCTCGCCCGCGAGTTTCTGCACTTCAACACTGGTGCGTCGTTTCATCAGGACTCCTCGATCGCGTGGTGGCTGCGCCAGAATTTGATCTCCTGCCCGTGCCGGTGGTACTGGCCGCGCAGGCCTCCGTTGCGGATGTCGAACACCTCAAACACCGAGTCGCCCTTCGACCACGCCGCCTCGCACAGGGCGCGCATGTGGGCGTGCCGCAGGTTCTTGAAGTAGGCCCACTGCACCTGCACCTTGTCGCGCGTGTTCCAGAGTCGATATGGTCGTCGGACTTCATCGGCATCGTCGGCGACCGGGTAGGCCCGGATCGGCGCGACCTTGTGCGGGACTGCTGACATGGTCATCCCTCCTTGGGGGTTAGTAGCGGCTGCGATACAGCCTAGCACCACCTCGTACAAAGCGCGTGGTGCGATGCCACGCCCGGGGGTGGGGGTTGGTGCGCTACCCCACATAGCGCCTGCCACAGGCCTTCCTGCGAGGCCGGCAAAAAGGGGGTCTGGGACGGGTGAGCCGGCGGGTGAGTGGGGGGTCCGAAAAACGCTGCTAAGTGCCTGAGGCTACAGGAAACAGGGGGGTTTTAATCCTCTGTAGGGCACGTACGTGATAGCAGTTGCTTGCATGCTCTGCATCTCCTCGTATAAACTACGTTTTCCCGTTGGCCGACAAGTGGTTGCAGGCGGTCGGAGGCGGTAGGTTACACGCCAGCTTAATCCGAACCCAGTGGTACTGGGTGCAGTTCAGGTGAGTGGCGGGTGAGTAGAAGTCCAACGCAGTCAGACAAGGAGATGCACATGGAAGGTCTCAACCAAGTCGGCGCCCTCGTTGAGCGCGTCGTTGAAGGCGTGGTGCTGGAGCGCGAGGTGCGCGAACTGCCGGTGCGCGCGAAGCGCAACCTGCCGGCGAAGAAGTCGAAGACGATCGACGGCAAGAAGGCCAACAAGGCCGGCATCCGCATGACCAAGAACAAGGCCGGCGAGTATCGCTGGGAGGTGCAGTTGCGCGGCGCCGATTTCGCGCACCTCCCGGGCGGCAGGTTCTATCAGGGCGGCATCGAGTCGGAGGCCGAGGCGATCAAAATTCGCGATCAGGCGCGCGTCGATGTCCGCAACCGCAAGGCGTCGAGCGTGGTGGTGCCGCTGGAGATGCCGGTGCCGACGATCATCGCGACCTACATCGCGATGTACCCCGCCGAGATGGGCAAGCCGATGCCAAAGCACATGCACGATCGCCTGATCAACATCGGCAAGCACGCGCCGCTCGCGGGCGCCACGCTCGCCGATCTCGGCGAAGACCTCCTCGTGGACTGGGGCAAGCGTCGCCGCGCTGATGGCAACAAGGCGACGACCAGCCAGTTGGAGTACGGGTACTTCCACCGCGCGGTGACTGCGGTGGCGTCGTGGAAAAAGTGGAAAGGCTGGAACCCGCTGGAGGGCGTGTTCAAGGTGCTGGAAAGCCGCGACCTCATCGCCGACAGCACCAACGACAAGAACGCGCGCAGCCGCCTGCCGTCGAACGAGGAGATGAAGGCGATCGTGGACTGGTACGTGGCGCGCGACGAGCGCCTCAAGGCCGGCAAGCAGGTGGCGGCGCACAAGAACTGCGCCGACTTCGTGCGGTTCTCCTGCCGGCAGGGCACCCGCGAGGGCGAGCAGACCGAGATGCTGCTGCGGAACATGAAGGAACACGCGGACGGTTCCTGCACTTGGTCACTGTGGCGCAAGGACTCCGAGGGCGACTACTGCGAGGAGTCCGGCACCAACCGCCGCTGGGTCGAGGACATGCCGCTGCAGCACGACGCGTATGAGATCGCGAAGCAGCAGGCGACCTACATCGCGTTCAAGGCGCTGTCGGCGAGCGAGCGCGCGAAGAGCGATCTGCGCCTGTTCCCGATGGACCCGTCGAACGTCGCCGGCAAGGTGTGGCGCGCGTGCAAGGCCGAACTGGGCATCAGCAACCTGCACTACCACGACCTGCGCGCGAAGGCGATCACCGAACTGTGCAAGGTGATGCAGCCGACCGACGTGATGAAATTCAGCGGGCACCGCACCCTCGACGCGCTGATGATCTACATTCGCGCGGCCAAGGATGAACTGGCCGCGATGGTCGCGAAGACCAAGGCGATGCCGGCGATCTACTGAGCCGGCTGGTCGGGAACCTCAGGGGGCACTTCGGTGCCCCTTCTTTTTTTCAGTGCAGCCCCAGCGCGAGAGCCGGCGCGCGAAGGTCACTCGCGGGCACCCAGAACGCGGGCCGGTTGTTGCGCCACTTGTCGCCCCAGTACTTCTCCTGCTTGCCCTCAAACCCGTACACCCAGCCGGCGACGCAGAAGTTCACGCCGTCCTTGGCGACCGCCGGGTAGGCTGGCAGCACGAGCCAGTACCTCGCGTCGTTGTCGTCTTTGCGGTGCAGCCGCAGGTGCACGTTCCTGTACGCGCGCATGGTCGCGCGCACCTGCTCGCCCTTGCCGGCATCGGCGCCGCCGAGGGTGCCCTTGCCCAGCCAGTACACGCCGAGGTACTTGCACAACACGCGCTCGCCGATCGTGCCCGCGATGTCCATCTCCCACTTCGCCTGCTCGTCGTTGGCGCCGTGATAGTCGGCCTGCCCGTTCTTCATCGCCTGCACGTTCCGCATCACGCCGGCAAACGCGGCGAGCAGCAACTCGTGCCACTCCAGCAGCACGATCTCGCCGCTCATAAAAAAAGCCCAGCCGGTTTCCCGACTGGGCCTGTGGTGCCTACTTCTTCTTCGACTTCGCGCGCATGAACCCGGGCTGGATGCCCGCCGCTGCGCGTTCCTCTGCGAGCCGCTTGCCGATCCGGCTCTTGATCTTCTTGCTGATCGACGCGCGCTGCCGGTCGATCATCGCGAGGACACTGAGCGGCAGGATGGTCCGCACCGACCCAGCCGCGCTCACCTGCGTCACGAACGCGGTGATCTGCTCGTCCGTCCGCACGGTCTGGACCATGTACGAGGTCGCGTTGCCGTAGAAGTCGATCGCCTGCACCACTGCGGGTTTGGTGTGCGCCCCGTTGGGCAGGCCGATCATGCTCGACAGCATCGAGTCGAACGGGTCGGTGGTACGTGCTGCGGTGACCCTGTGGTCGCGACGCATGCTGCCGTCGTCTTGGCTTTCCATGGTGAATCTCCTTGTCTGTTAAAGAGCAGCGCCGATCACATCCGACGCACCACCATTTTCTCATCCCGACTTTTTCGATTTTCATTTCTCGGGGCAGACTTCGCGCGCGTAGCCCCACGGTTCGTTTTTTTTCTGGGGCACAGGATATGTGGGCATCAATGACTTAGCGAAACTCGGGCATTGATCTGTCGAGGAAAAAATATTTTTTCAGGGAGTGTGGAGATAGCCGCGCTGGCGCACCGCGTCGGCCTTCAGATAGTGGTCGAGCGCACGGTCCACGGCGCGCGTGATGAACGCTTCGTAGTGCGTCCGCTGCGCGAGCCACGTTTCCTTTCCCAGCACCGTCATCGCGTCCTTCGCCAAGGTTCCCCAGATCGCGGCGGCGAAGAGGTGGAAGTCGAGGCGCTGCTTGAACGCGCGCTCGCTCACGAAAGGACCGTCGTCAGCCATGGCGACCTCGCTTCCCGAATTTCGGCATGAAGTTGAAGGCCGAGGTGTAGACGATGTCCACCTTGCAGTCGCAGCGCGGCCAGCGGCACGGCGCGCGATCGATGTAGCAGAGCAACTGTGCGCGCGGCGGCTGCGGGTTAGGCGGCGACGGTGGCTGGCGCTCAGTAGATTTCGGCATCGTCCTTGCCGGCCTTCTCGTGCACGTAGTAGTCGCCCTGCGGGTTGTTCGCCTTGAACATCCGGCAGCAGACATCAGCCGCGTCGCGCGAGTGATAGAGCCGGCTCACCTCGCGGCGCGTCGTCTTCTTGCGCTTAGTCGTCGGGTCCACGGTGACCTCCTCGATCTTCACCACGAACCCCTTCACCGCCCGGTTGCGCCCGGTGCCAGCGCGCACGATTCTCACGGCGTCGCTGGCGGCGCTGGGTCCGACACGGGTTCCTTCGTGCGCTCGCGCTCGACGTACTCGTTCCAGAGATCGGTCAGCACGTCGGCGTGACTCTGCCCGTGAAACCTGCCGCCGCACACGCAGGTGCACTTCGGGTGCTTCGCGTTCTCGCAGGCCTTCGCGTTGCGAGCGAACAGTCCGTAGTTGATCATGCGCGTGCCTTTTGGAATTCCTCTTTCGCCTTCTCGTCCATGAGGTCGAAGTACTCCGCGACCGCCTCGATGCTCGCGAAGCGGCGGTTGCCTTCCTTGTAGGTGCGGATCGGAAACTCGCGCCGCTGAATCTGGTTGTAGACCGTGTAGACGTGCACGCCCATCACGCTCGCGCACTGCTCCATGGTCAGGCGCAGCCCGTACTTGTCGAGCAGCGCCGCGCGTGTGAGGAGCGTCATTCGGGCACCAGCCGCAGCGCGTCGGTGTACATCTTGTCGAGCAACTTCATCTCCTCCTCGCCGCCTTCCTTGGCGATCGCCGCGAGGAACGGCAACCCGCCCGACAGCGACTCCATGCACTCCTCGCGCGTCGCGGCGCGGCCTTCGGCGAACCACAACGTGCCGACCGGCTCGCCCATGCGGAAGAGGAAGCGATCGTCGCCGCCCTTGATCTCGCGAATCCAGTAGTCGCGCGTCGTCCATACGAGCGCGACGCCCGGGTTGCGCTCAAGCATCTCGCCCGGTGGCATGACCGACCCGGGCGCGTGTTCCTTCTGCCGCTTCATGTGTGGGCGCACGAGGAACGGGCAGGCCTTCGCCGAGAACACCGCGCAGTCTTGGTGGCTGGGCGGCTCGCTCGACGTGCGGTTCACCGCGCACATCGGGCCGACAACGAATGCGACGGTGCGGCCCAGCGGCTGGCCGCACACCCAGCACAGGCGCCGGTTGAGCGCGAGGATGATCTTGCGCGCGTCGGCGGTCGGGAAGTGGTACTCGCCGTTCACCATCGCCACGAACCACGGCACCGGGTAGCCGCGCTGGATCGGCAGCGAGAGCATGCGGCGCGGGACTGCCGGCAACTCGGGCCGGTAGTCGCCGCTGCGCCGGATGAACTCGGCGCTCACGACGCGATGCGGCGACGCGCCGCGTCGATATGCTCCTGCGCGAGCCGCTGCTCGGCCTCGTCCGAGATCGTGATCGCCACCGCGACCGCGCGCTCGATGTCGGGCGCGGTCTTCGCCGCCCGGGCGAAGTTGACCACGTCCATCAGGGCGTCGCTGCTGGCCGGCGCAGCCGGCGCTGGCGGGGCCGGCGGGGCTGGGGGTGCCTCAGGGTCAGGCGCCGCTTCCCGGGCCTTCTGGCGCCCCTGCAGGCGCTCCTTGACCGCCCCCCGGGCAGTCTGGGGCGCCTTGGCGGGCGTGGCGCTGGCGCCCTGAGGCGCAGCCGGCGAGGCCTCCCCGAGGTCGAACCAATCCCCGGGCTGGCTGATGCCGTCGCGCAGGCTGGTGAAGATGCGGCCAAGCTGCACCATCATCCCCGGGGTCATGGCATCGACCCGGCGCTGGATGCGCTTTTCGATCGAGGCCTGCGGAACCCCGAACTCGGCGAACTGGGCGAGCAGGTTCTTCAGCCGCTCGGGGGTGACCTCTGCCTTGGTCCGCAGCGTGACCTCGCACTGGCGCGCCGCCGCCTCGACCACGTCGGCAGGGATCACGCGCTGCAGGCAGGCGCGCAGGCGCCGGCTCGCCGCGTTGGCGACATGCTCGTAGATGTCGCGCGGGTCTTGCAGCGTGGTGCGACCGCTGCGCGTCACGCGCTCGTGCGTCACGTCGAACACCACCTGCGACTTCGCGCCGGTCTGCATGTCCCACGCGTAGGCCTGCACCGTGGTCTTGCCCGCGTGTTCATCCAGCACGCGCCAGCCGAAATCGAGGTGACCCCAGTGCTGCGCGACCGCCTCGTACAGGCGGATCGAGGGGCCGCGAATGTCGGTGCCGCCGCGCGCGAACTCGTAGAACGCGCTCTCGGCGAGCGAGGTGCGCGTGCACGCGTTCAGGATGCGGTCCATCACCTCGACCTCGTTGCGCGGGAACTTGCGCGCCATCAGCATCGACGTCTGCACCTCCGCGATCTCGCGCGCGGACTGCACGGTGACCAACGCACCATCGGTTTGCGGGCGTGCGGCGACAGGCGCGTCACCGTACGGATTCACCACGGTATCGACTGCAGTGTTCACTCGACCTCCTTCAGTTTGGAAAAGCGCGCGTCGATGTACGTGGACATCGGCATCACGAATTGCTTGCGCGTCACCTGCTTGCGCTGGAGTTGCAGACCGTCGCCCGGGAAGACCATGCGCGCCGCGCTGCCCATGACGTGTAGCAGGTGCGCCTTCGTTGTGTCGGCGAGTTGCTGGTACTGCTTCGCCATCTCGACCGCGTTGGCGTGCACCTTGCGGTGGTGCACGTCGTCGTCGGTGGCGGTGATGCTGCGGCCATCGGTGCCCGGGTACAGGCGCCGCATCACGCCGATCGCGTCGGCGCGCTCAAGGTCAGGCGGCGGCGGCGTGCCCTTCTCCACCATGTCCCAGAACTCGCGCTCGCCGTCGATGATCATCGCCTGCAGTTCGACGTCCGCCGGCACGGTGTAGATGCGGAAGTCGCTGCCGCCGATCAGCACCGCGATGTCCGCAAGTGCGAACCCGGTGACCGCGAGGTAGTGCTGCACCTGCACGAGGTAGTGGTGCGGCACCTCATCGCTGCCGGCGCGGCCCCACCCTTCCGCGTTGCGCGCGGTCTTCGCCTCAAACACGCGCGCGTCGTCGGTCACGCCATCGACGTGCGCGAGGATGAAGTGATGCTTCTGGTGGCGCAGCGTGCCGGTGGGCAGGCGCACCACGCGCCCGGTCACCTGCGCGTACTCCTGCCGGATCACCGGCTCAAGCAGCGCGCCCCAGCGGAAGTACGCACGCGCGTCGTCACTCGGCTCGCGCACCGGCTCGCGTTTCTCGATGAACAGTTCCAGCGCGCTCTTGTAGGGCGACAGGCCCAGCGCGGGCGCAGCGTCAGACCCGCCGAGTCCGCTCGCGCGCTCGGCAAGTTGCTGCTCGGATAATCCCATCACGCACCTCCGGTGGAGGCGCGACACCGTGTCCCTGCGCGCGGTGCAGCGCGTTTAAAGCAAGTGCGAACATTAATTTCGGCAACCGCGCAAAGTCAAGCACCACGCGGAAGTCGCTGAAAAGAAAAGGGCCGCATCGCGCGGCCCTCGTGTTGCTGCACCTGCTTTCAGGTCAGTCGATGTCGTCGGGCAGTGCGCCGCCCGGGACCATGTCGTCCTCACCCGGCAGGTGCGACAGCGAGACGGGCGCGTCGGTCCACTCGCTGCCGGCGCGTGCGTCAGGATGCGCGGCGAGCGCGGCCTCGACCGTCTCGTAGTTGTCGAGCCAGCGTTTCAGAATCTGGCCGCGCAGCACGCCGCTCGGCTGCTTGAAGTGCCCGTGCACGTCGATGCCACCGTTGCGCGCGTGGCGGTAGGTCTTCCAGAGGAATTTCATCTCCACCTCCGCTTGCCGGTGAGGATCACGACCGGGCCGACGATCGGGCGCCCGACGATCGCGGACGCGCGCTCGTTGAAGTCCTGCTGCAGGCGCAGCCCGTCTTCGTTGAAGAGCGCCTGACCGCGCACGCCGTCGCGCTCGATCTGCAGCATCTCGACGTAGCCGCCGACCGCGTCCTGCGCGGCCTTGAGCGAGGGCGAGGCCGACAGCACCTCGACCTCACCCGCGACCGGGATCAGCACTGCGACGTCCTTGGCGAGTCTGAAGCAGGGTTTCACGATTGCACCTCCTTCAGGAGCGCGTCGATCTTCGCCGCCTCTTTCTCGTTCCACTCGACAGCGGGGCACTGCTCCTTCAACAGCTCGCTCGCGTCCTCCAGCGCCTTCACGAGCGCGGGCACGCGGCGCAGCGCCTCGATCGCTTCCAGCAGTGCCGCGTTGGGCACCATGGTGCTGCGCCTGTGCGTGGACTTCCGGTAGAGCGTGTACAGGTCGATTGCGACCGACGATGCGTTGTTGACGTTCATTTGAATCTCCTTGTCTAAGAGAGAATGCCAGCGCGCTTTCCCAGCAGGCGCATGACGTAGAAGTTGATGTTCTGGGAAACGACACCGCCGGTCAGCGCGCGAATCTCGGGCTGCTCGATGGTGTAACCGTAGCCGCACTTGTTGATGCGGTGAATCGTCGCGAGCGCGTCTGACGGCGACATGCGCGCGATCTTGCCGGCAGCGACACGCTTCCACTGCATGGTGACGTCGGCGCGTGCCATCACGCCACCTTCTTGAACGGCAGGCGCTCGATGCCGGCGAGGTGCCGGTACAGGCGCAGCATGGGCGCCGGCATCGCGTTGATGCCGCGCTCCCAGTCTTCCCACGCGCGCAGCGACACGCCCAGCAGTTCTGCCGCTGCGCGTTGCGTCTGGCCCGCCTTGGCGCGCGAGCGCGCCGGTTCGTTCTTCGCCATGGTCATGCCTCCACGAGGTGGTTCAACTGGTTGAAGAGCGCGACGTACGCTGCGGTGCCGCCATCGCGGATCATCGAACGGTGCGTCTCGGCGGCGCCGCGCGTGTACTCCTTGCGGACACCCTCAGGCCGCGACAGCCCGCGCTCGCGCGCCAACTGGTACGGCGACTTGCGGTCGGCGACGCCCGGGATGATGCGATCGAGCGAGGTGATGCGCTGCACCGGCACGCGGTAGCCCGGGTTCTCCGGGTTGATGCCGCGCGCGATGCAGGCCTCGCGCAGGGTGAGCGCCGGGATCGGGCGCGCGACTTCGTTGCGGGCAGCGCGCCTCATACGATCCTCCCGTTCTCGGCCCGCTCAAACGGCCACGACACTTCCAGCCCATCGGCCTGAATGCCGGCGACGATGTCGCTGATGTAGCGATGCTCGACCACCACCGCGCTGCCAAAGGTCTGGCGATGGGCGGGCAGGTGCTGCTCGCACCACACGCGCGCCGCGTCGCTGCGCGGGCGCAGCAGGAAGA